TAGCACCTCAGATACTGAAGTTCCTCATAATTCTGAGATTAATTATGTTGATAGTACATATACTGGAAAATATTCAGTATTTGGAGTTGGATCAACTACATTTAGTGTATCATTAAGTGGAGTTCCAGAAGTACTTTCATACACTCAAACAGATACTGAGAATTTAAAATATACAACTACTTCACCAACAGATATTGGTGGTGTTGATAGTCTTAAGATGAATTTTGGTGGATTTGGATATAATCAATTACCACAGTTTGTAAGTATTGCATCTACACAAGGAATAAATGCAGAAATATTAACAATATCTAAAAATATTAATAGAATTGGTAATGTTAGGATTATTGATCCAGGTTTTGAATATTCTTCAGATAAAACTCTTAGACCAGAAGCATTTGTTCCACCTAAAGTTTCTTTAATAAATGCATACACTATTAAATCAATTGACGTTACTTATGGTGGAAATGGATATACTAATGAACCCGATTTGATCATTGTAGATCCAACTACAGGAAAACAAGCTTCTACTGGAATATTAGAAACAGTAATGAATGGAGTTACAGTTAGTTCTGTTGATATTATTGAAGAACCTAAAGGATTAACACCCATAGAGCAAAAAATAGTTGCTATTAATAATACTAATGGTGTTTCTGTTAAAACTTTAACTTATGATGGAACCACAGGTCTTACAACTTGTGTATTAGTTACACCTATTACTGGTTTTGGTGTTCAACCTTTTAAAGCAGGAGATCAAATATTTGTTGAAGGATTACAATCACATCTTCAAGGAAGTGGATTTAATTCTGATGATTATGGATATAAGTTCTTTACTGTAAGTGGATATGATTCTTCTGGTGCTTCTGATAAAGTAGAATGGAATATGGCAGGAATAGCAACTGGCATTAGTACATCTATTGTTGGAATTGCTAAAACAGATCAGAATGGGTTTGGATCTATAGTTAATTACAATTCTTATCCTAGATTTAAATCAACTCAGGTTCCTACAAAATTCCTTCTTGGTGAAGATCTTTTAGTTCTTACAAATAGTCAATATACAAGAGTTGATTTAAAAGTGACAGAAAGTGTTACTAATACAATTAAAATTAAAGGATCTTATAAATTATCAGTTGGTGAAAAAATATTAGGTGCTCTTAGTGGATCTATTGCAACAGTTAATGAAATAGTTAAAAATTATGCTAGATTTGAAGTTGATTACTCTTTAAGAAAAGATTATGGATGGAGTAATGATGTTGGTAAATTAAATGAAGATTTTCAAGTAGTACCTGATAATAATTACTATCAAAATTTATCTTATACTGTTAAGAGTCCAATTACATACGAAGAATTGGTAAACCCAGTAAATAGGCTCCTTCATACTAGTGGTCTTAAGAATTTTGCTGATGTTGGTATTTCATCTTCAGTAGGAGTTGGTTCTACTGCAAATACTAATGCAACAACAATAGTTAGTGATTTTATTTTAGAAAATAGAGTTGATACTATAAATTCTTTCGATATGACGAAAGATGTTGATATTTTAGGAACTAGATCTAAATTTGTAGAATTTAAGAGTAAAAAATTAGCAAATTATATATTATGTAAAACAAATAGAGTATTAACTATAGATGATATTAGTCCTTTATTCTCCGAGGCAGGTACACAATATCCATATGTTGATTTCTCAGTTGAGGAAGGATATTCAAGATTCTTGGTGCAGGTTATTAATCCATCAACCAATGATGTTGAATCTACAGAATTTATTACATTTGGTGATAATGAAAATACATTTGTTCTTGAAAAAGGATCTGTAAGCAATTCTTCAGAGAAACTAGGTATTTTATCAACAATTAATGATGTTGATAATAGAACTATAAGATTTACACCCACAGACATATACAATGATGATCTTGACTTAAAAATTGTTAAAAATTCATTTAATAATGATTTACCTGGTATTGGTACACAATCCATTGGATATGTTGATCTAACTGGTGTAAATGCTAGTGTTGGTATTGGATCAACTGCAGAATTAATTTCAAGAGCTACAAATGCTGTTGAATCTTACTTTGCTTCTGTTGAAGTCATTAATAAGACTACAAACGAAAAGAATTTAGTTGAAGTTGTAGTAACTCATGATGGTACAAATTCATATATTGCAGAATACTATACAGATACATCAGAATATATTGGATATGCTGCTGCTCCAATAGGAATAATAACTTCTAAATTAGATTCAAACGTTTTATCATTACATTTCGAGAACCCTACTTCTGGTAGTGAATTACTTGTAAGATCTAAAATTGTTGGTTTTGGTGTAACTTCTGCTGGTATTGGAACTTATAGATTCAAGCAGTCTGGACAATCAGATGGATCTGAAAGATCTTTAAGATATGATGCTGAATATCATAATATTGCTGCTGCAAATCCAAGCACTAATTATTCAATTAGTACTGGAATTAGTTCCGATGTTTGTTCCACAGTTAAAAATATTGTAAGAGTATCTTCTGGAACTACTAGTGCAGTTCATCAATTCCTAACAGTCCATAATCAAAATAGTGTATATACAACAAGTTATCCAATTCTTTCAATAGGAAGTACTGGTGGATTAGGATATTTCACTTCAGATTATGCTTCAGGTAAGATTAAACTATACTTTAAACCAGATGCTGAAGTAAATGGGCAACCTATAGAAATTCAACGTTTTAGTGAAGTTGTTTACACTATAAATGATGATTTGAATGATGCTCCAGAACTTTCATATGGAACTGTTCGTGAAGGACTATCTTTGCGTAGATTTAATGCATTAAATGGTGATAGAATCAATAAGAAAGATTTTCCATTAAAGCATAATAGAGTTCCAATTTTTGAGAAGATATTTAATCCATCAGATGCATCTGTGTTGGATCCAGTAACTGGAATATTCACAATTGTGGATCATTTCTTTGCTACTGGTGAAGAATTAGTATATACACCAAATTCAACCTTTATAGGTATTGCTGGTACTCATATGCAACATGCATCTGCTACTAACTTACCTAATGAAGTATATGCAATTAGATTAACTAAAGACACATTTAAACTTGCATTAACTGAATCAAATGCTAATTCTGGAACTGGTGTTACTTTCCCAAGTACTGGTGGTGGTAATGCTCATGAATTAGAAATGAGTAAGAAGTCTGAAAAAACTTTATTGAGTATTGATAATGTTGTTCAGGCTCCATTAGCATATACACCAGTAACTACAACTTTAACAAATAATGGTGCATCAATATCAACTTCTAGATCAATAATTGAAGTTGCTGGTATTGCAACAATAACAACTGAAGATATTATTAAAATTGATAATGAGTATATGCAAGTTACTTCTGTTGGTGTAGGAACTACTGCTCTTGGTCCTATTACTGGTACAGGATCTGCAAATCTAGTAGAAGTAGAAAGAGGATTTGTTGGAACTGCTCCTGCAACACATAATAATAATGCTGGAGTTAGATTATATAATGGAGATTTCAATATTGTTGGAAGTACAATATATTTTGCATCTTCTCCAAAAGGTAGTAGTAATATTAAGAAGGATAATTCTAATCTTGATATTGTAAGATCTGACTTTGGTGGAATGGTATATTTGAGAAATAATTATAGTAAAAACGTTATTTTTGATGACATATCTGAGGCATTTACTGGAGTAGGACAAACTTATAGAGTAAGTGTTGGTGGTGGTAATACTATTGGTATTGAGACTGGAAGTACTCTTACACTGATTAATGGTATATTCCAAAAACCATCTACAGATAATAACCCAGGTAATAATTATTCTTTCATTGAGAATTCTGGAATATCAAGTATTACCTTTACTGGAGTTAGTTCTGCTGTAAGTGGAGCTCAAGTTATAAGTACTGCTGATGTAAACCAAAATAGTTTACCAAGAGGTGGTGTAGTTGTTTCTGTTGGATCTACAGGTGGATTGGGTATTGCTCCTCTTGTTGGTGCTGCTGTAACTGTACAGATTAATGGTTCTGGTGGTATTAGTACTGTTGGTATTGCAACAACTGGTGCTCTTAATTCATTCAATTGGTCTTATGGATCTGGATATAATAAGTCAACTATTGCAATTGGAATAACTGATCCTGCATATGCACATACTTTCATCAGTGCTGATCCTGGTGCTGTAACAGGTACAGGAGGTCCATTTACACCTACAAATGCAACATACGTCTCTGAGACTGGTATATTAACCTTAACCATTCCTAGTCATGGAAGAAGTAGTGGTAATGTACAATTAGTAGAAAATTCACTAACATTTACATGTTCTAAGGATGGACATCTTACTAGACATGATTATCCAAGATCAACTGATCCAGCTGGTGGTAATGCAAACTTAGCAATTACTGTAGTAGATGGAAATACAATTTCTGTTAATGTTGGTAAAGCAGGTGGACATACTGGATCTGCTGCACAAATTACAGCAAATATTGGTGCTGGTGGAACAATAACAGGATTTGTTATTAATAATGCTGGTAGTGGATATACAAAACCAAAACCAATTGTACCTCAACCATCTTATGAAAGTCTTCCTGTAGAGGGTGTCTTTAGACGTGGACTAGGAAATACAACCACTACAGGTATTGGATTATCAGTTTCACTTGGAATGGGACCATCTATTGGAATTGGATCTGATAATAAGTTTGCTGATGCAGCAGATTTGATAGAGAAAAACAAACTCTTTATTGGTGATCTAGCTGCAAGAAGAATGAAGGACAGATATACTTCTTATAACTATCCATCTGGTTATACTGAGCAAGATTGTATTGATGATGTTGTAGATGTTCTTGAAGCAGTTGCCTATAACTTAAGATATGGTGGTAATGATAAAACATATGATGCTGCAAATCTATATGTAACTGGTGTTTATTCAACTCCAGCACCTGTTACTGGAGAAGAACAGGAAGTAATCTATGCATTTAGAGAAGCTGCTGATATGGCAAATAGAGCCATTAGAAATGTAGATGTTTCTGCACAGGTTGGAGCACAATATAATCATACATTTGTTAGTGCTCCTGTAGCAGGTGGTATTTCTATTAGAGATGATGGAGGAGTTGCAGTTGGTTCAACTACACCTACAACAGCAACTTATGATGCAGAAACTGGTGATTTGGTATTAACAGTTCCAAATAACATCTACCCAGTTCATGCTCCATCTACACATCAACCAAGCACTGCTCAATATTTCCATACAAGTGGTAATTTAAAACTAACACTTAATAATCATGGATTCCATACTGGTGATTTAATTAAGATTAATCCAAATTCATTAACATTTACTTGTGCTAGAGATAATCATGCAACAAATCATACTTATCCTAGAAGATCTGATCCTAAGTATGATAGTTGGGTGTCTATTGCATAGGCAACAGTTAATACATTTACTGTAGATGTTGGTATATCATCTCCTAACAATCAATATGCACACACATTTGTATCAGCAACATCAAATGCTATTCAAAAAGCATCTAATCTTGTTAGAATTACTGCTAATTCATTAAGATTTACTTGTGATAGAGATAATAACGCAACTAATCACAATTATCCTCGTACTACAGATCCTGTACATAATACAAATATTGCTATTGCAGCAACTTCTGGAAATACATTTACTGTGAATGTTGGTGTATCTGATACTGCACTTACATCTAAGACACAAGTATTTGATGATACTATTACGTATGATCCAGGAAATTGTGCGAATGTTCAATCTGCAATTACAACTTTAGTTGGAATTGTAACTGATGTAGTTCTTACTCATAATGCTGCACAATTACCATCAGCAAGAACTGTTAGTTCTCTTACCCTATCTGATGTTCAAACATTTAGGATTACAAATCCTGGATATTCGTTTGAAGTTGGTGATGTTATAAGACCTGTTGGAGTTGTTACTGATAGATCACTTCAGCATATTAGAGATGATTTTGAACTTGAAATACTTGAAATTTTCAATGATTCATATGCTTCTTGGAATTTGGGTGAATTTGACTATATTGATACTATTAAAAATCTTCAAAATGGACGCAGAACAAGATTCCCACTTTATTATAATGGAAGTTTATTGAGTTTTGAGATTGATGAATTAGATCCTCAATCTTCATTAATAGATCCTAAGTCATTATTAATGATTTACGTAAATGGTATTCTACAAATACCTGGTGAAGCGTATACCTTTGAAGGTGGAACATCATTTATATTTACTGAAGCTCCAGATGCGGATGATAATATTGCAATATTCTTCTATAAAGGTACAGATGCTGTTGATGTTGAGCAAGTAACAGATGTAGTACCTACATTAAAGATGGGTGATAGTGTTCAAATATTCAAGAATAATGATATTCCTACCACTAAAAATCAGGATGTTAGAACTGTTTATGATATTCAATCATCCGATACTATAGAAACTAATCTATATTCTAGACAGGGTGTGGATGATGTTAATTACAAGCCATTATCTTGGATTAAACAGAAAGTAGATAGAACAATTAATGGTGATTTGGTTTCTAAATCAAGAGATTCTATTGAGGCACAAGTTTATCCAACAGCAAGAATTATTGGTGATCTTAAATCAACTGATGATTTTGTATGGATTGATCAAAATGCAAAACCATTATTCAAATATGAAAACACTACTATAAAAAATGGAGGATCAGCTGCTGGTATAAGTGTTGATAGTGCTGGTGGATTAATTGTTGATGATTCAAATCCAGTTTCTGCTGGTATTACTGCAATAGTATCTTCTACTGGAACAATTACTTCATTAGATATTACTAGTGGAGGTAGTGGATATACTGGATCAGTGACTGTTAAAATTGCTAATCCATTCTCAGTTGGTATGACAACCACATTTGTCCCTGATGGCACAAATACTGTAAGTGGTATTGGATCTACTGCTACTGCCACACTCTCATTAACGAATGGTGTTGTTACAGGACATAGTATGGTTAATCCTGGATTTGGATATTCACAAGCACATCCACCACAGGTAATTACATCTGCACCTACATTCTTATCAGAAGTCGTCACTAATATTACTGCTGCAACTGGATTTGAAGGAAATAGTGGTATTATTACTGGAATTAGTACTTCTGTTGGTGTTGGTACTGCATTAGCAGTTAAATTCTTTATTGGTGGTGCATTCTCATTAACAAATAACCAACCAATTTATATTTGTGATACAACCATTGGTACAGGAGTAACTTCCATATATACCAATAATGATGATGTAGTTGGTACAGGAACTACATTCTTAAATAATGTATACACAGTATCTCAATTTGATACTAATGTAGGTGTTATTACTTGTAATGTACATTCTGATTCTCCCGTAGTCGGATTATCTACTCAGGGTACACGTCCAGTTGGTAAATTCTCATGGGGTAAACTCAAAGGATTTACTAGAACAGGAGTTCCTCCAATTGGATTAGGAGTTACTGGATTTACTAACGGTCAATCTGGATTATCAACATATCCAACAATTCAAAGAAGAGGATTTGGACTCCGAAATAACGGTCCTCTGAGAAAGAGTCTTTAACTTAGTATAAATATAGGAAAAAGCTGGTAATATGGCTGCCATCGTAACAGATCAATTTAGGATTTTAAATGCAAATAACTTTGTAGAGACTGTAGAAAGTCCTGCAAATTCTTATTATGTATTTCTAGGATTGACAAATCCATCTACGGTTGGATTTGGTAGAACAAATAATTGGGATGATAATATACCAAACCCAACAGACAGTATTGATATAGTAAATCATACTGGCGATACCATGATGTTTGGTAAGAAAGTAGGTGCTGCCAATATCCGTAGATTAGTTAGAAGAACTAATTGGGTTCAAGGAACAAGATATGAAATGTATCGTCATGATTATAGTGGAACAAATCCTGCTCCCATAACACAATCAACTAGACTTTATGATGCAAACTACTATGTAATGAATAAAAATTACAATGTGTATGTTTGTATTGATAATGGATCTTCTGGAATTAGTACTACAGGTAATGCATCTCAGGATGAACCATTATTTACTGATCTAGAACCATCTGCTGCTGGTAGTAGTGGAGATGGATATCTTTGGAAGTATTTGTTTACAGTATCTCCAAGTGATATTATAAAGTTTGATTCTACTGAATATATAACTGTTCCAAATCAATGGGCAACTAGTACCGAGTCTCAGATACAATCAGTTCGTGATAATGCTGATTCATCAGTAAATAATAATCAGATTAAGAAAATTTATATTGAAAATCAAGGATCTGGATATTCTGGTGGATTGGGTCAAGAATTTGATATTGTTGGTGATGGATCAGGAGGTAAAGTAGTTATTGATGTTGTTAGTGGAAAAATAACTAAAGCTATAGTATCTTCTGGTGGTAAGGGTTATAGTTGGGGATTTGTTGATTTAGGTAGAATAAATTCTACTGCTTCAGTATCAGCAAAACTAATTCCTATCATTCCTCCATCAAAAGGACATGGATCTGATATTTACAAAGAATTAGGCACTGATAAAATTTTAATTTATGCCAGATTTGATGATAAAGATAAGGATTTTCCAATCGATACTAAATTTTCACAAATTGGTATTGTAAAAAATCCAACAGTTACTGGATCAGCTACAACTTTTACAGATAGTCAATTCTCTTCATTGAATTCTATTAAATTCACAAGTATTACTGGAACTGCTCCTGTTGCTGGAAATTTAATTACACAACAACAAACAGGTGGAATTGCTAAAGGATATGTTGCATCATATGATTCAGAAACTTTAGTTCTTAAATATTATCAAGATAGAAATCTTTATTATAACTCCACTTCTCATGATCAGACTGATTATGTCGGAGTATCTACTTCTGGTAAGGTAGTACCATTTGAATCTTCGGCAACTCAAGTAAATTTCCCTAGTGGAAATGGTGCTATAGATACTAACTTTAATGTAGGTATTACAACCGTAAATAATAAAGTTATTAGTTTGGGTGTTAATTTTGCAAATGGACTTGCTAGTCCTGAGATAAATAAAGGCTCAGGGGATATTATTTACTTAGATAATAGATCCTTGATTGCTCGAAACACTCGACAAAAAGAAGACGTTAAGATCATCCTGGAATTCTAAAGACAAATGCCACAAAAGACTAATCTAAATGTAAGTCCTTATTACGATGATTTTGATAAGGCAAATAATTTCTACAAGGTATTATTTAAGCCAGGTCAACCAGTACAGGCTAGAGAATTAACTACCCTGCAATCTATGTTGCAGAATCAGGTTGAATCCTTTGGTAGTCATGTATTTAAAGAGGGATCAATGGTGGTTCCTGGTAATATTAATGTTGATACAGATTATCATTCAGTAAAGATAGAAACAGATCATTTAGGAATACCAGTAGCATTATATGCAGAACAGTTAAAAGGTACAAGATTAAAAGGTCAAACATCAGGTATTATTGTTTCAATAAATGGATATGCATTACCTGCGTCTGGAACAGATATTACAGATTTAACACTTTATGTTAGTTATTTGGATGCTGGTCCAGATAATACTATAAGAACTTTGGATGATGGTGAAGTTCTTATAACTCAGAATGCCTTTGTATATGGAAATACTCCAGTTAATATTGGAGATACTGTAGCTACTTTGTCTGCTAATAATGCATGTGCTATTGGTAGTGCTGTAAGTATTGGGGAAGGTGTATTTTTCATTAGAGGAACTTTTGTAGATGTAGCTTCTGATGTTCTTGTTTTAGATTCTTATGAGAATCTACCATCTTATAGAGTAGGTTTAAATATTCAGGAAGAGTTAATTAGTGCTAAAGATGATCCATCATTATTTGATAATGCTAGAGGATTTACTAACTATGCAGCACCAGGTGCAGATAGATTAAAAATTTCAACAACTTTAATTAAAAAATCTTTAAATGATTATGATGATAAGACATTTATTGAACTAGTTAAAATAGATAATGGAGTAATTAAGAAATTACAGAATCAGACAATATATTCACAAATCGGTAAAGAATTTGCTAGAAGAACATTTAAAGAATCTGGTAATTATACAGTAGAACCATTTACTATTCAACCAACAGAATCATTAAATGATGGTATATCTAATGAGGGTGCTTTCTCATCAGATAGAAAAACAGATCAAGGTAATACTCCTAGTGATGATTTAATGTGTTATAAGGTCTCACCAGGTAAAGCATTTGTTCAGGGATGGGAAGTTAATAGAAATGGTACAAGTATACTAGATGTTGCAAAACCAAGAGATAAAGAAACTGTTGATAGAGCTAATGTTCCGTTTAATGTAGGTAATTTATTAAGAGTTAATAATGTATATGCAACACCATTTGTTGGTGTCAATAATGATGATAATACAATTGATTTAATTAACTATAGAAAAGATACTGCTAGTCCTACTGCTAAACCAACTGGATCAACAGTAATAGGACAAGCTAGGGTTTATTCTTTTGGTGTAACTGATGCAGCATATACTAATGCATCTACATCTTGGGATTTATATCTTTTTGATATTCAAACCTATCAAACATTAACTATAAATGTAGCATTATCTAATACAGAATTACCAGCCACTTCATATATTAGAGGTGTAAGTAGTGGTGCAACTGGATTTGCTGTAGGAGCAGGTGGTGGTGGAACTGCTATTAATGTAACACAAACTTCTGGTACTTTTATTGAAGGGGAGCAAATAATAATTAATGATGATGAATCAGTTACTAGAAGTACTGTATCAGTAAAAGTTTGGGAAGTATCAGATATTAAATCTGTATATCAAAATACATCAACATTCAGTGGTTATAGTGCAGACTTTAGTGCTGATTCTGTTTTATATCCATCGGTTGCTAAAGGATTTAGTGCTAATGATGCAATTTCAGTAACAGCAGCAGGAGCTGTTACTGCTCAAGGTAAGAATTTTTTAGGAATTAGAAGTGATGCTATTATTTCGTATCCAGTAGTAGATGCTGCTCATAATGGATTAGAAAGTTTTGCTAGAGTTAGGTCTGTGGAAGCAGATGGTCTTTCAATGAATCTTTCTGGAGTTAGTACCATTACAGGTGTTACTGACGGTGGATTACCTACATCTACGGTAAGTCCAACATTTAAAGTTATGACTCCTACTATTCTCAATGGTGAGAATTCTGGACTTTATGCACCATTAGGATTTAATGATGTTTCTGATGTAAATCTTACTAATTCTACATTATTAGTAACAAAAGCATTAACTGGTGAAACTACTGATGGTAGTGGTGTAATGTCGTTTAATGTAGCTGCTAGTGGAATATCAAGTGCATTTTATAGTTCATTCGATGCAGAAAGATATTCTATACATTATGCTGATGGTAGTATTGAAGATTTAACTTCAGATCAGTTTGCATTGACTAATGCTGGTGGAACAGTAACTATTAATGGATGTACTGCATCTCAAAGTAATGTTGTAGTTAATACCACAATAAGAAAAGATGGTATTCAAAATAAGCAGAAAGTTTATGTAAGAAGTGAAAGAATGTCTGTAAATAAGACAATTGTTGGTGTTTCTACAATTTCAAATGGATTGACTGAAAATAAATTCTATGGACTTAGAGTTCAAGATAAAGAAGTATCATTGAATGTTCCAGATGTTGCAAATATTGTCGGTATATACGAATCTTTAGATAGTAATGTACCTATTTTAGACAAGTTAATTTTTGTTAGTGGGTTAGGATTAAATAATAATTCTATTCTTGGTGAAAGAGTTATTGGATCTACAAGTGGTGCTGTTGCTCAAATAACATCGAGAGATTCTGCAACACAGATTGAAATTGGTTATTTGAATGATAAGACTTTTATTATAGGTGAAACTATAACATTCCAAGAATCTAATATTATTTCCACTTTAATTGATACTACATTAGGTAGTTATTTGAATATTACTGATAAGTATACTTTAGATAAAGGTCAGAGAGAGCAGTTTTATGACTATTCTAGAATAGTTAGAAGAAGCACATTTGGTGCTCCTACTGGACAATTATTAGTAGTTTATAATCAATATCAAGTCCCAGCTGCAGATGCTGGAGATGTATACACTGTTGAATCATATGATGATGAAAGATTTAGTCAAGATGTTCCTCATTTAAAAGATGGATTAAGAGCATCTGATACTATTGATTTTAGACCAAGAGTTCAGAATTGGGGAACAACTGCTACTTCTAGTCCATTTGCATGGTCAAGTAGAGAATTTGGTACTGCTGGAGTTAATCCAACGTTAGTAGTTGCTCCAAGAGAAGCTTCTGTTCTTGGAATAAGTTATTATTTACCAAGAATTGATAAATTAGTTCTTACTCCAGGATTAAATGAAGATGGTGTTGCACATGATAAGAGAGGTAAATTTGAAATAATTCAGGGAGTTGGTTCATTAGAACCTGGTGTTCCATCAACCATTGATAATTCAATGCATGTTGCTAATATTATATTACCAGCATATCTTTATGATCCAGACGATGCTAGAGTCATCATGGTTGATAATAGAAGATATACTATGAGAGATATTGGTAAAATTGAAGATAGAGTTGAAAATTTAGAAATAACTACATCATTAAGTCTTTTAGAACTTGATACTAAGACTTTACAAGTACAAGATGCAGATGGTCTTTCTAGATTTAAGACTGGTTTCTTTGTAGATGACTTTAAGAGTAATGCATTTGTAGATGTTGCTAATGATGACTGTAAGGTTGATATTAAAACAGATGATAAGGAATTACGTGTTCCTCTAGATTTCTTTACAGTTAAACCTGAATTAGCATTATCACCTGATATTAATACTGATACTGCAGATTTCTCATCAAATCTTAATCTTTTAGATTCTAATTTACAGAAGAGTGGAGATTTAATAACACTTAAGTACGATGAAGAGGGTTGGATCGAACAACCATTAGCATCTAGGGTGGAGAATGTAAACCCATTTAATATGGTTGAATATATTGGATTTATAGAGTTAAATCCATCAGCTGATACTTGGGTTAGAAATGTTTATGTTGATGGTGGTGAAAGGACAGTAACTGGTGATAGAGGTGGATTTGTTGGTGAATATATTGATACAGTTCAAATTGGTAGTGAGGCAGATACTCATATTCGTTCTAGAAACGTTGCATTTAGTGCAAATGCTTTAAGACCTGTTGCTAAATTCTATCCATTCTTTGATGGAAGCAGTGGTATTGATATTGTACCTAAGTTATTAGAAGTTGTCATGGATACTGGTATTTTCAGTAATGGAGAGACTATAGAAGCATGGAATGGTATATGGCGAGTTGCATCATTTAGGACATGTCAACCAAATCATAAAACTGGTCCAAATTTAGCACCAGCAACAACATTTAATGCTAATCCATATAATACTTCAGTTGACCTACCAACTTCATATGCAGCATCTTCTACAGTTGTAAATGTAGATATTGCATCATTAGTAGAAGAAGCTCAAGGTCAATATTATGGATATGTTGAAAAGGGTACAGTATTGGTTGGAGCATCAAGTGGTGCTCAAGCAACCGTATCGGACGTTAAGTTAGTTGCAGACACATTTGGTGATCTATATGGAGCATTCTGGTTTAGAAATCCATTAGCAACTCCTCCTCCAAGTTTAAGATTTAGAACTGGTACTAGATCATTCAAATTAACATCAAGTGAATCAAACGCTGAACCATTGCCAGGAAGTCTTTTAATTAGTAGTGGTGAGACTACTTACCGTACAAGTGGAATAGTTGATATTTACAGTCAGACTCTGGTTAGAGTTGTTGCTCCACCCCCACCACCACGTAGATGTGACCCTCTTGCACAATCATTTACTACAGATAGTAGTTCTGGATGTTTCTTGACTTCTGTTGATATATTCATGGCGAATAAGGATGCTTCACAGAAATTAAGAGTAGAACTTAGAACAGTAGAATTGGGAACACCAACAGCTATATTAGTTCAAGAATTTGCAGCAGTTACACTTGACCCATCACAGATTAATACATCTACAGATGGAACAGTTGCAACTAATGTCAAGTTCCCATCTCCAATTTGGTTAGAACCAGATACTGAGTATGCATTAGTTCTTCTTGCACCAACTTCCGATCTTTATGAATCTTGGATTGCTAAGATGGGTGAAAGAACAGTAAATACGACAACTTTACCTGATGCTGAAAGTGTTATGGTTACACGTCAGTATTTGGGAGGAAGTTTATTTAAGTCTCAGAATGGTACTATTTGGTCTCCAAGTCAGTTTGAAGATATGAAGTTTAAACTTTATAAAGCACAGTTTACTTCAAATTCAGGTAGTGTTTATTTCTACAATCCATCACTTGGAAAGAGAAATAATATAATACCAAGATTGCTTCCAAATACAATTAGAACTTTACCAAGAAAATTAAAAGTTGGAATTACTGCAGTTAGTAATGCTAGTATGACTGCACAACTTAATGTTGGTAGAAAGGTTAGTGAAGATAATGGAACAGGAATTCATGGGTATATTGAGAAAACTGGTGGACCAGTTAATACTATTGCCCTCAGTAATGGTGGTAAAGGATATGGTAAATTATCTGCCACTACAAATGCTGTCCCAACTTACGCAATTACTGGTAATGGATCTGGTGCTACAGTTAATGTGACAGTGAATGGTTCTGGTGTTGTTACTGGTGTTGTTCTAACTGCTACTGATGGTAGTGGATATGTGACTGGTGATACTTTAGGAATTCAAACTTCTTCTATGGATAAAGGTGCTGGATGTGTAGTAACAGTTAGTGCCACTAACAAGATTGATACTTTATACTTGACTAATGTTCAAGGTCAAGAATTTACATCTGGTAAAGATTTAGTTTGGTTTAATGATGCAGGAACAGGAGTTGCTGCAGCAAATACTGATATTACCTCTTCTAGTGTAATAAGTGATTTATACAATGGTAATGTTATTGAGGTTACTCAATACAATCATGGACATGAAGCAGATAATAACTTAGTTACTTTGGCTGATATTGAACCAAATGGACCTCCTATTCTTACTACTACTGCTTTCAGTATTAGTGAAACTGGTAATC